CAGGGGTATGAGCCCGTCCAGAAAGTTGGCGTTCATCCTCAGACACTTAAAGCAGTGGTTCGCGAGCGTGTTGAATCTGGACAAGACATGCCCGTGAATCTTTTTAACACGTTTGTAGGTAACCAGACGAAAATAAATAGGAGAAAATAGATGCTAGAAAATAGTAACGAGAAACAAGTAGCTGTTAAACAAGAAGCGGGTCTGCCTTCAGACGCGTTGTTTGAAGCAGATGCTAAACTAGGTTTTGAGAATATAGACCAAGAAAGCTTGGCCTTACCTATCTTAAAACTTTTACAAAACGGATCAGGGGAAGCTCAGAAACGTAATGCAAATTACGTTGAGGGTGCAGAACCTGGTATGTTTTTTAATACAGTGACAAGAAAACTGTATGATGGTGATAAAGGAATACAAGTTATTCCTTGTCATTATAGATTAGAGTATCAAGAATGGGCGGATTTTGGAACTGGTTCTGGAAGACCAGAAAACATATATCCTGCATCAAGTGATATTCTGTCTAAAACCACGAAAGATGCCAATGGGAAGGATAGATTACCTAACGGTAATTATATTCAAAAGACTTCTCAACATTTTGTTATCATAACTGATGGCAGTTCTGCTGAGACGGCTTTAATCTCAATGTATTCATCACAATCAAAAGTTTCTAGAAAATGGAACTCAATGATGATGAGTATAACTAAAAATGGTAAAGATGGTCCATATACACCGCCTCCGTTTAGCCACTATTATAAAATATCCTCTGTCGAGAATACCGGCAAGGGAAATCAGTGGTATGGCTATAACATTGTAAAAATTGGTGAAGTTACAGATGCCAATGTTTATAAAAGAGCGAAAACCTTTTACGAAAGTTGTCGTAGAGGGGACTCATCGGTTAACGGTAGCGCAAAATAGAATTCCAAGCGCTGGAAGGATGGGGCGATAGCGGGAGACTTAAGTCGCCCTATCTAAAATGTATATGATTGACCGATTTAAAAAAATATTTGAAGGATTAAACTGTGCATATGGACAGTATATACCTAGCAACACTTACTCTGAAAACGGTAAACAAAAAGGAAAACCTTTTACTGTTAGAAAAACAGTAACTGATATTCTTTGGCAAAATCATTTAGAGGGTAAGGAACCTGCATTAGGTATTATTCCAATTAATGAACAAAGTCTATGTAAATGGGGATGTATTGACATCGATCAATACAACTTTGACCATAAAAAATTTATAAAAAAAATAAAACAAAAGAATTTACCTTTAATTGTATGTCGATCTAAGTCTGGTGGAGCACATATATTTTTATTTGCAAGTGAACATATCCAAGCTGCATTAATGAGATCTAAATTAAAAAGAATGGCTGCATCTTTAGGATATTCTGAATGTGAAATATTTCCTAAACAAGAATTTATATTAATTGAGAGAGGAGATACAGGTAGTTTTTTAAATCTTCCTTATCATGGAGGAGATAAAACTACTCGTTATGCATTTAAAGAAAATGGCGAATCAGCGACACTAGAAGAATTTGTACAAATGTATAACAAGTATAAGATACCAAAAGAAAAATTTGAATCTTTAAAAATAGAAAGTAATAAAGAACAAGCTATAAAAGACGGACCACCTTGCCTACAGACACTTTGTAAAGAGGGCTTTCCAGAAGGAACAAGAAACAACGGACTATATAATATTGGAGTTTATTTAAAGAAAGCAAATCCAGACACATGGCAAACAGACTTAGCAACTTATAATACAAGATACATGAAACCACCTTTAAGTCCTCAACAAGTAATGACTACAATCTCTTCTCTTAATAAAAAAGACTACCAATACAAATGTAAAGACCAACCTATCTGTAATTTCTGTGATTCAATAACATGTCAAACCAGAAAATTTGGAATAGGTAATGGCGTTATGATGCCTGATATTTCTAACTTAAGAATATTTACATCAGATCCACCTATATGGTTTGTTAATGTAGGAGGTCAAACTGTAGAAGTAGATACAAGAACATTAAGAAATTTTGATTTATTTGATGAATCTTGCATGGATCAAATTAGAGAGAAACTTCCACCAATACCAAAACCAGTGTGGAGTAGAAAAGTATCTGAATTATTTAAAAATGTAGAAGAAATAGAAGCTCCTGAAAGTTTAACATTTAAAAAACAATTAGAAGAATACCTAGAAAATTTTACAACGGATCGAGCAGCAGGAAAACAAAAAAGTGATATTAATAGAGGTGTGTCTTGGACAGATGAAGGAAAAACATATTTTAAATTTAAAGATTTTTGGAATTACTTACAAAGAACTCGTTCTTGGGATATGGAAAGAAATAAAACTTCTCATAAAATACAAGAACTATTTAATGCAAAAGAAACTGTTTTAAAAATTTCTGGTAAATCAGTTAAAGTTATGGTTATGGACGCATTAGAAGTAAGTAGAACAACAGATAAACCACCAGAAATAGAAAGACCATCGTTTGCGAAATGACTAAAAGAATAATAATTCCAGGTCCTCCAGGAACTGGTAAAACATATAGATTAATTAATACTTATTTAAAGAAAGAAGTAAATGAACATAAAACTCCTGTTAAAAAAATAGGCTTCTTCACTTTTAGCAGAACTGCATCAGAAGTTGCTAAACAAAGAGCAATAAAGTTTTTAACTAATATAGATTGGGATGAAGACTTAAAATATTTTTCAACTTTACATGCACTAGGTTCAAGAGAATGTGACATAGATACTAGTACTCAATTACTTAAAGGAAAGAAATGGGATATGTTTAAATCTTACGTAGGTGGATTTGCTGAAAGATTAAACTTTGATACCTTTACTGCTGAAGATGGAAGTGTTGTGTATGGTAATGAGTATATGAAAATAATAAATTTAGCTAGGTCAAGAAAAATAAATTTAGAAAATCAATATAATCTTCAAGAACATTTACAAGACATTAGTTTTAAAGATCTAGAATATTTAAATAGATGTTTAGTTAAATATAAAAAAGAAAATCAAATGTATGAATTTATAGATATGATATCTTTATTTATAGAAAAAGAAAAATGTCCTTCTTTAGACGCTGTATTTTTAGACGAAGCACAAGACTTAAACAATCTTCAATGGGATATGTTTCATTATATCGAATCAAAAGCAAAACGTTCTTATATAGCAGGAGATGATGACCAAGCTATTATGGGTTTTCAAGGTTCTAATTCTGCTCATTTTGTTAAATTACATAAGGATAAAGACACAGAGATAGATAGATCTTTAATTAAATCAAAAAGAGTTCCTAGAGCTGTTCTTAAAATTGCTAAAAGTATTTTAGAAAAAATACCGTCTAGTGAAAGAATTCCAAAAGAATGGCTTGCAACTGATTTTGAAGGAACAGTATCTTTTGTTTCTAACTATGAAAGTATAGATTTTAGCAAAGGCCGTTGGTTAATACAAACAAGAACTAACAAAATGCTAGAACCTATAAAAGATTTCTTTGAAGATAAAGGACTTTATTATTCCAGTAAAAAAGGAAACAATTTAATTAGTAAAGAATTATTAATTGCAATTGATTCTTGGAATCAATTAAGTGAAGGATTATTGGTTCCTGCTAAATCAGCAAGAAAAATGTATTCTTATATGAGTGTTACTGGAGGCAAGATACAAAGAGGATTTGGTACAGGTAAATCTTTCAAAGAGATTGGCGAAGAAGTAATTTGTCTAAATGATTTAAGAAAAGACCACGGGCTACTAGCGACAGGAAGCTGGCAACAAGCATTTGATAAAATAGATGAAAGAAGAAAACAATATATTTTAACTTTACAGGAAAATAAAGAAGACCTCTCTCCAACTTCTAAACCAAGAATTAGATTATCAACTATTCATGGAGCTAAAGGAGATGAGGATGAAAACATTGTTCATTTTCTAGATTTAGATATTCTAAGCTATAATGCATTTCAAAGAAATCCTAATCCAGAACATAGACTTCAGTATGTTGGTGTAACTAGAACTATATCTAATTTATATCTAGTTAATCCAATGGGACAATATGGATATCAAATATAATGCCACATACGCTTACTAGTGAACTTGTTTTACTGTCAATGATGACTTTTTATTTTGCAATTAAACTTTATTTAATATTTATAACATGAGCGACGTATATAATAAACAAATTGGTGGTGATCACTATCAATCCATGATTATACAACCCTCTGAATTTATTAACAAAAATAACTTGCCCTTCGCCGAAGGAAATGCAATAAAATATTTGTGCAGACACAAGCAGAAAGGACAAAAGCAAGATTTGGAAAAAGCAATTCACTACTGTCAAATGGCAATTGATAGAGATTATCCCGAGAAAAAAGATTTCTTAGAAGAAGCTGAGAAAGAGAAAAAAGAACTAGAAGAATCCTATCAAGAATCAAAAAGACAAACAGAAGAACGGAAATCCACCGAATGGATTAAAAGCTACAACAAATGAAAGAAAATGTATAAACCACTACCGGATTCATTAGTAATTAGATCTTCAGGTATTGAAGGTCAAGGGCTATTTGCAAAAGAAAATATTCCTGCACGAGAAAATTTAGGAGTAACCCATATTAAACTAGGAGAAAAAATTATTAGAACACCTCTTGGAGGTTTCATTAATCATTCGGACAATCCAAATTGTATTAAAACTTCTACCTTAGTAACCAACCACAATAATCTTAAAATTAAATATGATTATAAAAAATGGAATTTATTTACAATTAAAGACATTAAGAAAGAAGAGGAGTTAACACTTGAATATAGCTTCTATAAAATATGATATTTAACGCAGCGACAGAATGGGTTAGCCCAGAAACATTCCCTGATTTAAGTGGATATAAGATAATATCTATAGACTTAGAAACAAAAGACCCTGATTTAAAAACAAAAGGATCCGGCTCTATTATTGGCAACGGAGAAGTAGTAGGAATTGCGGTAGCTGTGGACGGATGGTGTAAATATTATCCAATAGCACATGAAGGAGGAGGAAATTTAGACAAAAAGAAAGTATTAGAATGGTTAAAAGATGTATGTGCAACTTCTAGCATAAAAGTATTTCACAATGCTATGTACGATGTCTGTTGGCTTCGTTCTTATGGAATAAAGTTAAATGGTTTTATTATGGATACTATGGTTATGGCCTCACTAATAGACGAAAACAGATTTAGATATGATTTAAATTCTATTTCTTTTGATTATACTGGAGAAAGAAAAAGTGAAGCAGCCTTATATGAAGCAGCAAAAGACTGGGGAGTAGATCCTAAAGCAGAACTATATAAGTTACCTGCTATGCATGTTGGAGCTTATGCTGAAAGAGATGCTGAACTTACCCTAGAATTATTCAAAAGACTATCCACTGAAATAAAAAGGGAAAAATTAGAAGAGATATTTAATCTCGAGACACAATTATTTCCTTGCCTCGTTGATATGCGATTTTTAGGAGTTCGTGTAGACGTTGAAGGCGCTCATAAATTAAAGCAACAATTAATTGGACAAGAAAAAGAATGCTTACAAATAGTAAAAAAAGAAACTGGAATAGATGTTCAAATATGGGCAGCGAGATCCATTCAGCAAGTTTTTGAAAAACTTTCCCTACAATACGACCGCACGAAAAAAACAGATTCTCCATCATTTACAAAAAACTTTCTACAGAATCACTCTAATTCTGTTGTTAAACATATAGCAAAAGCTAGAGAAATTAATAAAGCTCATACTACTTTTATTGATACCATAATTAGATATGAACACAAAGGTAGAATTCATGCTGATATTAATCAAATAAGATCAGACCAAGGAGGAACAGTAACAGGAAGATTTTCTTATTCTAATCCAAACCTCCAGCAGATTCCTGCGAGGAATAAGGATTTAGGACCATTAATAAGATCATTATTTATTCCAGAAGAAGGACACAAGTGGGGATGTTTTGATTACTCACAACAAGAACCACGTCTAGTTGTACACTTTGCTGCAACTACTGCAGGTATAAAAGATGATTCATCTGTTAAAGAAATTATAGATAACTATTCTAATAATGACATAGACTTTCACAAAGCTGTTGCAGAGATGGCAGGAATAGATCGTATTCAAGCCAAAACAATTAATCTTGGTTTATTCTATGGTATGGGTAAAGCCAAGTTACAAGCAGAACTAGGTTTGAACACGAAGCAAGAAGCTGAAGAATTATTTAATCAATATCATGATCGAGTTCCTTTTGTTAGAAACCTAATGAATGAAGTTTCTAAATGGGCATCGAGAGATGGTGAAATAAGAACTTTACTTGGAAGAGGATGCAGATTTAATAAATGGGAACCAGCTCAATTTGGAATGCATACTCCTATGACTTGGGAAGAAGCAGTAAAAAAATATGGAGAAAATAGAATTAGAAGAGCTTTTACTTACAAAGCATTAAATAAATTGATTCAAGGATCAGCCGCTGACATGACCAAAAAATCAATGTTAGACTTATATAAAGAAGGTATTGTCGCACACATACAAATACACGATGAATTAGACCTATCAGTTGATTCAGATAAAAAAGCCAAGAAAATTGTTGAGATAATGGAAAATGCTGTTAAGTTAAAAGTTCCCAATAAAGTAGATTATGAATCTGGAAATAATTGGGGAGATATTTACGATTAACCAGGAGGAAACTATGGAAAAAGTAAAACAAGTATGGGCATTAGCAAAAGCTAATCCAAAGATATCTGCTGCTGTTGTAGTAGTAATCATTGCTATATATTTTTTAGCAACGTAGGAAATATATGCAAAAATTTATAGATGAAGTTAAACATCTTTGGAGCTATCATGTTTTTAAAATCACTGTTGTTGGTATAATAGCAGTTGTCATATTGGTATTAGTTTAATATATGACGATATATGGCTTACCTAAATGCAAACGTGCCTGTGATCTATTCACAGATCAAGAGAGAATATCTCTACGATCTTAAGGATCATCATGGAGAAGTTGAAGACTGCATTATATTTGGCCTGGCATCGATTACAGGGCGTCCTATACTCTTTCACGCGA